TACGAAGAGTGTTTAGAAGGTATAGCAAAAGCGGGTCTAGACCCTAACAGCGACGCAGCACATGAAGTCGCAGTAATTAGAGCAAATCAAATGTTCGAGGATATGTGTCAATAGGCACTATCTGGGCATTGTTAAGGCATGGGTGAGCAACGCATTTGTGGAAGCATTACCACAGTTAATGGTCTTAGTCTCTTTAAGTCGAACCTCTTAACATATAAGTCCCAATACCATTGGTTGACCACCAATCAGTGTACTGACCTGTAACTCAGATAGGCATGGAATTTGCTAGGGGAGATCGGTCAATCTCCTCGCCACACACAAACAAACCAAGGGGCAAGGCGATCCGTAAGGATTTAATCTCAATCTGCCAAATTGAGTTGCCCCTCCTTGATTGGCACAAAACCAGAAAATGATGCGATTTCAGCTGAGAGTGTGCCAATCTTCAAACTGTCCACTAATGCTTGCATTCTCTACACTATGCAAGTATTATAATAATAGATCAGAAAACAACTATGTTCGACAATCAACTCAAACCAATGTATCAGGGCAGAGTCTTAATGAATGACTCAGCAATGAATGACCCTGTTATTATCGCAGTGCTTGACGAAATGGCACTAAGAAATTTTAAAGACCTACCCAAACCTAATGCGGGTACTTGGTACATATCGGACAGAGACTAATGACAGAACAACAATCACTACAATGCGACGCTGACGCACTTATGGAGCAACTCATAATGCAGCACAGCAGACACATGCAAATGACGTCATTAGTTGACTATCAAACTGAATATCCTGACATGACTATCAGAGAGTTCTTTGCTATGGCAGCTGCCGAGTTAAGAGAACAAGAGGAAGAGTTGGGGTACTACGACTAATGGCATACTGTGACGTGTGTGGGAATTTTGATTGGGAACACGTGGACGGTCAGCAGGAAACTATTGACTGTATGACCGACGAGGGCAAACAAAATTTTCAACCTGACCTCTACTATTACTGGGACGCACCCATAGAAGAGATTTACTATTGGCGGGACGCATTCCCTGACGTTGATTGCATGTGTGAAATATGTTTCGACATTGCCAACGAAGAGAAGAAAATCATCTGGGCAGACCATTAGTGTGCCAATTAAACAAGTGTCCACTAGGGGGTTGCATTTCTCACCTAGTGGATTATTATATTATTAACAACAAACAAATCAGATGCCAAAACAAAGAAAAAACACAAACGTTGGAACTACTTCTCTAGGCAAGTGGACAGATACGAACATTGCAGGATCTATCTATTTCACAATCGCATACAGCGAAGAACTAGCAGCAAAGGGTTTTGTTAAGATGAAGATTGGCATCTCTAACTGTGATCAGAAAGCAGCATTGAATCATGCTCAGACAGGGACAACATACTCAGGCGATCATTATGATGTACTCGCATGCGTACCAGTTGACGAGAACACATACATACCAACACTTACAGGCGAGGGCGAACGTTGCGAACTTGGCGGTGTTCTTGAGATGGAGCAGTATTTACACGGAGTCTTTGGCGAGTTCTTCAGAAAGCAAGGCGGTAAGCAAAAGAGTTTTAACATGTATCCGTTCATGCAATGTATACACAAGAAAAGCAGATTGACAGGACAATTACAGCAGTGTGGTAAAGAGTGGTTCTATGCACCTATTGAAATGATAGACCTGATCCAACAGGCAAAGCAAAAAGGGATCGAGGTAGGCGGAGACCTATGGAACGTATGCCCACCAGTTGCAAGGTGCATATACTTCGCACCTAAGTATGAGCAAGTGCCATCATTCAGACAGGACAGACAGAAGAAGATAGACAAGGTATGGAAGGTCAACACACAGAGAGTAAACACATTAAAGAAAACACAATCAGACAGAGACAGAGCAAGAAGAACACCCGCTATGCAGTTACAAGACCTATACTGTGTGAGAGAGTACAGCAGAAAATATATGTTAACATAAGTTGACATATAGTTGACAAGTGCATACGAATGCTCTATAATTAGGGTATAAATCAGTTATTTAATTATTATGTTTAATTCATACGTTATCGAAGTTCCAAACACAAACATCAGAGAGGAGAGAACATCTCTCGATGAGTGTTGGGATATATGCTACGACCTAGCACAAGAATATGGTCTCGCTGAGGTCGTGTTCTATGCACTCAACGGAAACAGAGTAGTGCAGGGGTCATACACAGACGCAGACTAACACAGTCTCCCGCCCCTCGACAGTTAGTCGGGGGTTTTTTAATGGGGGGTTGGTTGCCGAGCAAAATTAGAAAACGCTAACCTACAAAAGTATCCACTTGACCGAGAAATAAATATAAAAAGGAAAATGAAAAACCAAAAACAAAAAAAACCCAAAAAATTTTCCTGGTAAAAAAACATGAAAAAAGTCGCACACCAATTCTTTGAAGATGACGGATTAGATTACGAAGATATGCTAAGTAACTTCGATGACTTCTGTGATCAGTTCGAGAAGAGGGCATCTGAATCATATAATGGAGGTGATCCCAACAATGGAAGAGTTATCAAAGAAATTGAACGAATTGGAGGAGACACTCCTATGGCAGTCCGAGAAGTTGAACACCCTAGAGAAAACTTTGGAAAGGCTAGCGAATCCGTCATTGATGTACAAGCGACCAACGAGTGAGGATTACGAGACTGTCGCTCAGACACTCGACTATCTTCACAATAACGTCGAAGGTCTCAAAGAAGATCTCACAAAAGTAGCAAGGGCAGTATAATGTCACATTACACAATAGGTTATCACGACCAACAAAGACATCACTTTGAAATCTGCGAATATGCAGATAACACATTTGATGCAATTCAACATGCTAAGGAAGATGTTCCTTTTCTGAAAAATCATCCTCAGTATATTGATGAAGTACTATTAGAAAAAACATGACTATCAAAGCACCAAACAAATTACCTTATGATGAATGGTTTGATGAAAATCCTCTGAAAGATTCAAAATATATCGACACACCATCGTATGCATCTTGCGATATATCAGTACATCAACAGATGTATGACTTCTGCACTAGGATGCTGAGTAAGATAGGAGGATCAGAAAATTATATTTGATGAACAACTACTACCTGTGGTAGGTGGTGTGGTGAAGATGCAGGATAACGTTTATCCTGAGGAAGAGTTTATTAAAATACAATCTAAAATCATGGGAAGTCAGTTTCCATGGTATCTACAAGAATCTGGAGTATCTGTTAAAAAATCTTTAGGTGGAAGTGGATTCCAGTTCACACATCAGTTACGTAGCGTAGATGGTGGTGTAAGTCCTTATAATGATTTGTTTAGAGATCTCTATATACGTTTAGGTGTGAAGAGATTATTTCGTTCTAAATTAAATTTACTCTATAGAACTGATAAGATTCACGAGTTTCAACCTTTACATATTGATTTGAGTGATGACAATCCTCCATGGACTACTGTTATTTTTTATATTAATACAAATAATGGTTATACTTTATTTGAGGATGGTACAAAGGTTGAGAGTGTTGCAAATAGAATGGTAGAGTTTGAAGGACACACAGCACATACAGGATCTACACATACTATTGGAACTCCATGTCATGAGTATGATGAAGGTAGATTTAGAGTAGTGTTAAATATTAATTTTTTAAGGTAATGTTAATAGACGTATCCAAAGAAGAACTCAAAGTAATTGTGCAACAGTTATGGAAGAGTCGCAAATCTGAAGCAAATATCAAAGAGGTATATGAGAAGATGGAAATCTATCTAAATATCTGTAACTGTCAGCAACAACAATAATGCCTAATTTAGCAGGAAGACAAACAGTAGATACAGCAAATACAGATGGTAACTGTATATACGGTGCAAAAGCATTAGGAGGTAATCCTACTAGATCTCCGAATGTTAAGTTTAATCAGCAATTTGTAGAAAGTTATGACACTACGAGTACATTAGATGATGTAACTGCAGTTAAGGTCAATCCTTTGATTCCTTTACCTTGTCAACCTGGTATTAGGAAGATTGTTCCTACTGTTAACACGACAGTGTTTATTAATGGAAAGTTACCCGCTGTTACAGGAGATCAGACATCAATAGGAGGAACTCCAAGACCCTTGACAGGACCGTTTCAGCATGCTAATATATTAATTGGAAGTAATTTGTAATTTATGGCAAAAGCAAAAGGTGGTTGGGGTGTTTCAGTTACGATTGAAGCAACTCCCAAGAAAACTAGACAGGGTACTGGGCAACATTCTAAGTATTCTGCGACTAGTCGAAATAAAGCGAAGAAGAGATATAGAGGACAAGGAAAGTGAAGAAGAACTATATTACGAAAGTGAGAAGTCAGTTTAAGTCTTCATACTATTACATTTTCTGGGGTGCTGCGACTGTTGCAGTAGTTGCAGGACAAATCTATGTTGGTTCTGGATACCGTGTCCTAGGTGACGAAGTTCAGAATCTTATAGAGGTGATTTCTGCTCCTAAACCTAGGACAGCACCAGCAGACATGTATTCTATGCCGATAATAAAATGAACTGTTGGCACTGCGGAACTGAGTTGATATGGGGCGGAGATAACTCCATGGATGAGTTGAATGATAACGAGGAGTCTGAGTATGACTTCTGGTCTAACTTCACCTGTCCAAAATGTCAAGCGTACGTTGAGGTATTTCATCATAAATGAATTTGATTTGTAATTTACCTTCTGAGAAGGTGTGGGTACGAAAAGAATACTTAACTGACCATCAAAGTGGATTTGGTGAGTTTGTCGAGGGCGTTTGGGTTGCTTGCAAGAGTATACCTGGTCGTGCTTTTTATTTTGAGACGTATTTACCTGAGTATGGTGCGTTGTATGATAAGTTGCCTATAAGTGCCTTTCTCCGAGCACCGAAAACGCCGACGCCCGATATGAGTCTAGAGAATCTGCAATTTTGGAATTGTATGGATTATGGGGTGATGGCAATTAATAAAGGTTTCATATCTTCTATGGATGCGGAGATACGGACAAGAGACCACGGTCTGATGAAAGGGCAATATATCTTTACTATTGATAACTACCATGCGAACCCTGATGTGATAGATAATAATGTAAGCGAAGTGCCACAAGAGCATAAGAGTCATAATTGTATCCAACTAGAGAATGGACAGTATGCATTGTATCCTAATAATAGGATGCGTCTGTATGACCTCTCTATCACTCCACAACATCCTAAGACACCAGACTTTAAGGTTTCCACCATAGAGTATCAGGTCGAGAATGGGACTGAGTGGGGGCGGTTAGGAGATACCGATGATTATTTCTGGGAAACACCTAAGGAGAAAACAAATGGTAATTAAAGTAGACAAATCTGAAGAATTTAAGAAAAGTGGCAAGAAACTCATCTCTGAGTACGATGCACAAGAATGGTTAGATAAAATTGAGAAGAATGACGAAAGGGAATTGTTTGAGATGAAGAGAAAGAAGGAATTCCTTGACGAGTGCACTAAGTTCAGAAAAGGTGGATAAATAAAAGCAGCCCATGCTGTCTTTAAATGCCAGAAGTCATAACCTTCAAAGATTTGAGTGTCACATTCAAAAAACATCCTGTTACTGACGATTTAGTAACTGTGAAGGACAAGGCTGCTGTAGCACAATCAATAAAAGGATTATTACTTACAAGAAGAGGAGAAAGACCATTCCAACCAAACTTGGGAAGTGGTCTACAAGACCTATTGTTTGAACCATTAGACTATGGTTCTGGTGCATTGATTAAAAAGGAAATTCAAGAAACCATAAACGCATTTGAACCTAGAGTACAAATTACAAAACTTGCATGTTATCCTGATCTTGCTAACAATGGATATGATGTAGAACTTGAATATTTTATTTTAGGTAGAGAAGACAGAGCAGTGGCATTAGATATATTTCTAGAGCGTACACGATAATGCCTTATACTCAGGTTGCCAACTTAGATTTTGAGAATATCAAAATACAACTCAAAGAATATTTGAGGAGTCAGAATGATTTTACTGATTATGACTTTGAAGGGTCTGCACTAGCAACTCTGATAGACACTCTTGCTTATAATACCTACTATACAGCGTTCAATACTAATATGGTAGTCAATGAACTATTCATTGATTCAGCAACGTTGAGAGATAACGTAGTAGCAATAGCAAAGCAATTAGGGTACAGACCAAAGAGTGCTACGTCTCCTACAGCATATATTTCATTTACTGTTACCTATACTAACGCAACAACTGATAAAGAATTAAATTTAAGAAAAGGAACAGGTTTTATTAGTAACTATGACAATGCAATTTACAATTACATTGTTACAAGTGATGTAAAAGCACAAGTAATAAATGGTGTTGCAACATTTAGTAATGTACCAATTAGAGAAGGAACAGTATTAAACAGTGAATTTACTATTCAAACTGCTTCTAAGGGTCAGAGATTTATATTAGATAACGAAAATATTGATACTAACACTATTACAGTTAATGTATATCCTGGTGGAGGTACATTTAACGAACCATATTTACTTGCTGACAACATTTTAGGTGTTGATGGTAACTCAAAAGTATTCTTTTTAGATGAAATTGAAGATGAGAGATATGAAATATTAATGGGTGATGGTGTTCTAGGTAAAAAGTTAGATAATAATACACGTATTGATGTATCATATTTGACAACATCAGGTCCTGCAAGCAATGGAGTGAAGGCATTTGTATTTTCTGGTGTAATAGAGAATGAAAA